CGCTTAAAAATGCAGTTTACTGCACTTTATTAAATCTTGACAAGCTCCCAAGACTGCTGTTTTCAGAGTGAGTAAGCCATCTCATGTTGTTGTATTTCCCCACTAAAAACCCATTGAAAGTCTTGTAGTACTTCTTATTAGCGATTCTTCTTCTTTCTAAAAAATTCATTATCGTTTCTTCTTTAAATCAAAATATATATTCTTCCTTTCTATTTCATTACTCCACTTAGGTATAATCTCTAAAGAGAATCCTGAGTACGATGTAGAGAAGTTCTCTTGTTGCCATCCACTTGCTGGTGCAAAACTCATATAATTTGTGTAATCAAACTTAACAGTTCTTTCGTAAGCAACCCTATGTAAATCTCCCTTGCAAACATGAATATGCTTAGCCTTAATTTCATGGTGGTCAATATAGTTATTAATCCAATTAACTGTTTTATCATTCAAATAAAAAGGCATACCATGCTTCATGTGTAACTTAGATTTCCCATGAGTAACTAAGAAACAATGGTCACCCCAATAGAAATGCTCCATGAATTTATTGAGTATCTCTGTTTTTACATTACCCTCAAAACAAAGGTCTGTCATCTTCTCAACAGTTCTATGAATCATCCAAGAGAAATCTCCTGAGTGATTGTCGTTAGTAACAGATCGTATTATGTATTTTTTGGCTACTCCAGATTCTACAATACGTCTAATAAGATTGAATCTACCTTCAACACAAGTGTCAAAAACATCTTTGTTATTCATGTTCTGAGGTAATTTATGACCACCTCTAGTAGTATATCCATTCCATCCATCTGCTAAATCACCTAAATCTTCTAATATCAGAAGCTCAAAAGTACCATAATCCTTGTATTGCTTTATTACTTGATCATAAACCTTGTCTAAGTTTTCAAAAAATATATCTTTGTTATATTCATATCCAAACATGGATTCATCATCAGAATTAGGATCTAAACCTACGTGTGCATCAGAAATAACGACTTTTAAGGCACTTTCAAATGCTATTTCATTAGATACTACATTGATAGGCTTATAATCGCTTAAAACGCTTCTAACAGTGTCTTCTACATCTTCTAAAGTAATACCTGAATCTTCATCCTCAGTTACCCTAACAGACATATTATGTCCATTGTATTCACCTTTAAACCAATATCCACTAACTTTTTCTCTAGGAATTCCTTTTGCTTCACAAAATTCCTCAATAGATGAGTTGTCTTGTCTTTTCTTGCAACGTCTAACATAACTCTTAATAGCGTTAAAGTCAGAGTCTTCTAAGTTGTATTCAGAAATAATTGCCCTTGCTAATTTCCCATTAGTTAACCCTAAGTTACTTAGGATAAAACTATCATATTGATGCCACTTACTCATATACACAAATTACTAAATATTATTTAAAACATCTAGTAACTTGTTGTAAACTTCTTCATCAATTTTCCCGAAAGCGTAGAATATTCCAGACACTAAAGCAACAGCGAATGTAATAAACCCTGTAAGCCTAGCATAGTCATATTGACCAGCAGGAGTGTCATTTTCTTCTAACTTGTTCTTTTTGAACGCTTTGTGTAAATGTTTAATATCAGAAACACCGATACCAAACCTCTTAGCAAGTTTTAAACCCGCTTCTATTAACATTACAATCTTCATATCTATGGTTTTACTATTTTAATCTTATCTAATCCAGTTGTTCTAATATCAAAATGAACCCAAGTAGGAGCATAAACACCATCCTCTATGGTAGTTAATCCTAACTCTAAATAGGCTTTTTCATTCTTCATTATATCATATCTTACTTCATCAGGAGTAGCATCTTTACACGTTATATCAAATCCTCTTCCAAATCTATGCTGGCTATAAGTTCCACCTATTGCACAATGAATAGGTCTAAATCCTCTATAATTTAAACTCCCTCCAGATTTCCAGTTATTAACTGTAGTAGAACCAAATCTATCTCTAAAGTGTTGTAATATAGGAAATGCTTTAGGATCTAAAAACCAGATAGAAGAATCTCCAAACTTCTCATAAGTTCCCTCATCTACTAACTCATGAACGTAAAAATTCTTGCTTACTTTCATTATATTAAATCTGTCTTAGCCAATTTAGAATTATCCATTCCTCTAGCTACTAACTCTGAAATAGCTAAATCATGTAAATTATCAATAGTTACTTCATTAGGTAATAGAACATCAGTTAAGAATCTATTATAAATCTCGTCATATACTCCATTAATTGGAGAAGACCCTGCTGTATATTCAGCTTTAGAAGGATAAACGAAATATTTAATTGATGCTCTACCATTAGGTAATAACTTAAATTCTAATCTAATGTAAGCAGAGGTAACATCTACTCCTGCTAATGTGCTTACTGTGTTTGTGTTATTTATTGCCATTATACTATATTTAAAACTCCTGAATTGTTCCATAATGCTCCCGTAGGTAGCCCTGCACTAGATGTAGGAAGACTAGCCATTATAATTACTCCATCATCTCTTACTTCAAAATTAGCAATTCCTCCACTATCTTCACATAATAAAGATGATGTGCCTGAACCAGTTCCAGTACCAGCTATAGTTAAAGTTTTATTAGCATTAGCAACTGTTTGGTCACCACCAATAACAGAGAAATCTCCTAAGAAATGATTAGTACCATCCTCTACCTGCATTTTTAACCCTGCTGTACCTCCGCCTGACCTATCTTTTGCCCATAAACCTACGGAATCCTGAACAGTAACAGTAGGCTCTGTTGCTTGGTTTACAAGATTTCCTATATATAATATACCATCTCCTGCATTATTTTTACCAGTAATGTATAATGTTGATGCACCAAAGCCAATACCAATATTCCCTACGTTTTTTCCAGTCTGAGTAGCTGGTCTTACTATTCCTAGTAGTGGCTGAGAGTTAGAAGCGTTACCATGCCCTAAATAAGTTCCTGCCAAATAAGAAGCAGTAGGTAAATCTATTCTTGTACCAAAGACCATCTGCTCGGATGTTCTAGCTATCAAATCATGCCCCACAACAACCGTATCATTAGCCTTAGTTTCGTTATTATCACCTATAAGAACTGTTGTAATAGAATCCGTTGTATGGGAATTACCCATCATAAACACTAAACTACCTGCTCCTCCCGTTATCGTGTTGTTAGCACCAAAAATAGACCCGTTGACTAATTGAGGAATTGTATTTGAACCACCAAACACCAAACCATTACCAATAGATGCTCCCGTAGAAGCACCTACGATATTACTATCACCTATAACCGCTAACCCTGATATATTAGTTGTAGTGCCACCAAACGTATTTCCGTTACCCACTAATAAGTTACCGTTTGACCTTAATGAAGCCGTTCCGAAAGTGTTTGCTGTACCATCAGTTATTTCAACAACAGTATCTGTTGCAGAGTATTCAATATGTCCACCGCCGTTATCAGTCCAAACACTACCACCACCACCACCAGCTTCTAAGCTAATTAATCCAGTTCCATGATCATAAGTAAGAACATAATCATCTTGACCTAACCCTACCGTTTGATCGCCATCAAATTTGTAATTACCTAATGTAATATCTCCTGAACCATCTACTACAATTCTATCCGCTAAACTAGTTGCTCCAGTTAATATTGTTTGAACTTTAAATTCAGTTCCTTGAGCCGAACCCGACCATGTTTCGGTAGCGTTAAACTCCATCAATCCACCAACAATATAAGAAGATGTGTTATAACCTTTAAAGTTCGCTCTACCCAAAGCATCACCACTTTGAACAGCACTAGGAGAAGCAGCAGTACCTCTTGATCTAATTAACTCTAATAAAGAAGTGTTTGTAGTAGAATCATGAGTGTAAGACTGCCAAGTACTAGGATTTGAATCCATCTGCATTTTAGCGATTCCTAAACTTACATTTAAACTCCCTGTTCCAAATTGATTTATATTAAAAGTATTTAATGTAGAATCAAAAGTAAAATCAGAATTACCTTCTATTGTTTTATCAGCAGTAAATACAGCTATTTGGTTATCAGAAGAAGTTCCGCTTTGAGATACATCCCCAGAAGAAGCTAAAAAATCATTCCAAGTAGTACCATTGAATATTAACAATTCTGCACTAGTTTCATCAAAACAAGTGTCACCATTATTAGGAGATAATATAACCCAATCATTACCATCGAACCTAGCATGAGAGTTTTTTTGAACACCATCCCATTCTGCTAAAGTATAATATCCAGTACCAATAGCATCAGTTGCTTCATCGTCTGTATTATCATCTCTATTAACATTAGTTATCTCTATGTAATCAGACCCATCATTAACGTCACTAATAACAAAAACACCATCGTTTGAAGAGTTTGTGTTTCCACTAGTTACGAAATAATCATCAGCAGCAATAGCACTTAAATCAGGAGAACCATTAAATGTATATCTAATAGTATTTCCAGATTGCCAAGTAATTGTATCTATATCGTAAGCCGTTCCTGTTGTGTCTATTAAGTAAACGTCACCAGAAACCTCTGTAGGAGGTGCTGATTGACCAGAAACAACATTTAAAGCATTAGGCAGTCTTAAAACTTTAGCAAAATATATACTTCCATTACTATCTTTAGTTAAATATGTGCTTCCATCCGCAGAATCAAACCCTTTAGGATTATGTAATGCACTTCCTGTTAAATTACGATGTTGATTACTAGACATATTATAATATTATTCCGTTTCTGATAGTTGTTTCATTCAATGGATTAGACCCTGAATCATAAGTAGGATAACTAGAACTGTTATCTTCAATATAATCAGTCATACTCTCCATTATTCTTACGCCCTTCTCTAACGCCTGTTGCATTACGTTAGAAATGTCGTTGTTGTCTCCATTAGAAGCAAAGTCACCAAAAGCTCTAGTAACTCCTTTTGAGTTAGATTTTACTGTTGCATCTAATAAAACGTCATACTTTACAAACCAATACATTGCTGGAACTATATAAGTATCAAAAATAGTTTGATTCACAGCACTTAAAGAACTTGCGTTATTTTCAGTTACAATAAGATCGTATAAATCTTCTGTTAATATTGGTTTTATATGATTCAATTGAGTCTGCTCTATTTGAGTAGTCTTAATTAAATTAGTGTCTGTGTTCGTGTTAGTAAAGGCGTTATTTATAACTTGTTGTGCTGTAACGAATTGCATATTATATTAATATTTTATTTTTTTAAATTTACCATTCAAAGTTTCAAACGTAGTAAGCATATCTTTAGGTAATAAATCTATACCCATAGACCACATTTCTAATACGGCTAAAACTCTATCAAAGTTGTCTTTATGATAGGTGCTTCCAAAAATAGAATTGATACGATTCTCAAAACTCATTATAACGTCATATCTGAATTTTTCAAACAACATAATAACATAATCTACATCCTCTTTAGGAATCCCTTTTGAAAGCCAGTCTGCTTTAATCTTAGCTACATATTCTTCGTGCATAGCGGTCTGTAAAGCAAAGATTAATTTCTTTAGAGCATCTGTACTTAATTTTAATAAATCATTAGATATAAACCCTTCTATTCTCTTGCTACAAACTTCTACTTTGTGTCTAGCAAAATCACCACACATTCTAGTCTTAGTAGCATCGTACTCTCCATCTGTATAGAACTTCATTAAGTGTACTTCTGTCTTTACTCTAGAACAGGTAGTGAAAATATCATGGTCTTTTAGGTTATTAATATGCTTTTCTTCTTTCTTACCTTTGATTATAATATTTACCCATTGAGGTATATTCTTTCTGAATATATAAATAAATGCAATAGAAAAGAGTAGTATAGAACTAACTATACTACCTTCTATATTCTCAGCTAATGTTTTTAATATCTCTTCCATTTTTATATTATCAAACTCTTATAAATATACTATCATTTTCTGCTTTATTATATGCACAATAACCTACAACTATTTGAGATGTATCGTCTGTGGTTACTTTTGTGAAATCTGTACTATCTAAATATAATGTAGTTCCCTCTGCAACTGATTCTACGTTTGAAGGATAAGGTGTGTTAGGTTGTAAGGTAATATTCCACCCATCATCATTAACACTACTATCTGACCTAAAATAAAATCTTATGTATCTATAACTTGTATTAACTGTTACAGGGAACGTACCACTTGATAATAAAATTGCTCGAGCTGTATCTTTAGGTAAAATATATCCATTATCAGCACCTGTACTATCCCAAGTATTGCTACCAAAAAAACTATCACTCCATGTAGGTGTAGAAGTAGTTGATTTTTGCAACCATTGTACACTTAAATTATTAAAATTAACTCCATCATTAGAACCTTGAATGCCTAACCTATCATACATTCTATAAGTTGAATGTTCAAACTGAAAATCATTAACTATCATATCTACTGTATAGCCTTCTTGTGCATCAAAAGTTATACTATAATTTTCGTTACTTGTATAATCCCCACCTGTAGCTCCACTATCAACAAAAGTTGTAGAGTTAGTTAAGTTCCTTGTAGTGTTGTTCGATATATTGTTTAGGATTACAGTTTCTGATGAAGTTAAGTAAGTTGTATCTCTTCTTGCTGTTACTAAACCTTTTGTTAGTACGTTTACTGATTGACCTGTTGTAACTGTTTTTAAAGCTATTCCTATGTAATCGTGTTGTAATGGTAAAGTACCAGCCGATACTGCTGTAACTACACCTGTAGAACTATAATTATAAAATACTGGTTGCCCACATTGGATATTACTACCAGCAGTAAATTTAATCCCTCCGCCTATCTTTTCTTGACTCGTAACACTTGTTAGGTCAACTTTATCACTTGAACCTGATACGTTCTCTAAATTAAGAAAACCAGCTAAAGTAGCTTCTAAAACATTTGCTTCTTGGTTTATATAATTCACACAGTCTGATGGACTTGCAAAAGGGTTGCCATCAGCATCTAAAAAATCTGTATAAGGTATTCTGTAAAACTCATAAAAATTAGAACCATTTTGAGCTGTTCTAATATCGTTAATTACGTTAATAGCGTTAGTATTTACAGAATCCACCTCACTAGACAAGCAAGAGTTCCAATAGACAGGGTTAGACGAGCCTTCAAAAGTTATACAGTTACCTGCTTCATTTCTTTTTATCTTTATAGCCATATCACCTTAATATTGTTACTAACATTCCTAGTGGTTGAATAATTACAGGGTTGTCTGATTTAATTGCTGGAAGAGTTAAGGCATTAACATCTTCGTTTGATATAATCCAAGCAGAAATATCTACCCTGTTTAAATAAGTGTTTCCCACAGTTCCTGTCCCATAAAAAACAGGAGAAGAAGTCAAAGGAAAAGTAAAAGTAATATCATCGTTATCATTTCTATTAGAATACCAAAGTGCAGGTTCTATAGTAGTGTTAGATATTTGTGGTATTACATTAAAGTCAAATCTTACTCTTAATTGGTCTCCGTATTTACAGTCGTTTAGTCTAATTCTACCTGTAGAACCTTCAAAACCTGTTCCTGTAGAAGAGGGATACTCAGTGTCAAAATCAAATGTATAATCTAATAAAGAAGTTACTCCATCAGGTAAAGCATATCCGTTAAACAAATCTACATTAGATGAACTTGACACGTCAGGAGTTGACCAATAAGGATTATCAACAGAGTTGTGTACATCGTTGTCTAATGAAAATACTTTGTACCTTTCTGAAGCTACATCAGCAGCATTATACTCTATACCTGTTCCAGATTCCCAAACAAAATTATTAGATAAAGGCTTACCAGCAAACGCACCTGTATGGGCATATCCTGATTCTCCTAACTTTCCATCTGTTGTTTGATTAAATAAAGGCATAACTAAATTTTGTAATTACTAAATTGCCTGTACCTGTATTAGAAAATACTACATTAACAGCACCTGAATAATTATAAGGCATTTCATACACAGCACCATCATTAGAAACTAATTTAACAGTATAATTTGTTGCAGAAGCAGTGCCACTACCTAATAAAATATAAGCATCTTTATTAGATAAATTAACAAAACTAGCACCTACAGTACCTTCGTTAGCAGCTAAAACCTCAACATTTACTGTTGTTACTGCTTGAGTAACTATAGTTGAACTGTTTGCTCCTTTGCTATTTACATAAGATAATAAAGTAGTGTAAAATTCATCTGCACTAGCAGGTAAAGGTATTACATCTGTATATAATATTTTATACTCTTTTGCAGGGACTCTACCAGAATCAACTATAACAACATAATCAGAGCTTTTTTCTAAAGTAATGTTCTCTTTCTGTATAGAGTACTTATCTGAATTGCCCGAGTATATTAAGTCTATCGTTCTTTTGTTATTAGTTATCTGTATCGCCATCTTTTTGTGTTTCAGGAGTATCTTTTTGCTGACCTCTCAACATTGATTCTTCTCTAATTTCAGCTATTAATTTAGCACCCTTTTCAGCATCGTGATACTTAGCTAATCCTAAACTGTTTTCTCTAGCTTCATCAACAGTTACAATAGAATTTACATCTATTAAATCTATCAAAGAAACAGGACTTTCATTTCTAAATTCTAAAGCATCTGAATCTATATTACTATGTTCCTCTATTAAATATTTTATTTCAGATAAGATAGCATCTTGATTCTCACCAATAACAGTATTCTTTGCTACTTGATACTCATTCCTAATACGTTTAGTGTCAAATCCTGTTGAATCAGAAATACCACTCAATGATCTAAACCAGTTATGAGCAACAACTAATTCAGATTCAGACTGTTCATGCAAGTTTATCCATTCACCATCAGAAGTTTGAATTAATGGAGTAAATGATGTTCCAGAACCAGCTTCTCCAAACTGTTTAGTAATCAATAATATATCACCAGCGTTATCTTCACCTTGATGTCTTTCTTTTAAGTCTTTTTTAAGCTTATCTGCTTTATCTACACCAATATCTCCAACAACCTCTAAAACACCGCTAACACTAAACCCATTCTCTAGTCTTGATAAGTTCCATCTATTAGTCTTATAAGCAATACCAGCAGCATCTAAGGCAGCAACCCACGAAGGAATTCCATAATCAGAGAACTCAGGTTCGTATTGCTTAAAGTGAAATATAGCTCTTTTATAGCCATCAATTTTCTCGAACTCAGGATATAAAGGTAAAACCTTTGCATACTTCTTTTTACCTTCATATTGTCTCCAATCTGGGTGTATAATTACATGAGTTCTATTCTTATGTATTCTTACTTTTGTAGCATCGTGATGGTAAAACTGAACAGAATTACCAGCGATTACAACTTCTAAGTAGGCATTACCAAACGAATACCAATCTTTAAATATCTTTTTTAAGACTTTTCTTAAAGACTCTCTATTGTTATTTACTTTCTTAATAAAAGATTCTAACTCAGCATTACCTTCTGTTATAAATCCTCTACCAAGAGAATAAGTAGTTTTGTTCTCTAAGATACTTCTATGAGTTACTGCCCTCCTATTTAATATAGCTAATCCTTGTGGAAATAGATTGTCGTTACCAAATGCAACGTAGTCTCTAGGGTTGTGATCTACCTTAGATTCTTCTTTAATAGTCGAAGCACTAGATGTTGTAATAACACTAGATGAAAACGACTCAATATTAGTAGGATTATTATCTAGTTGGCTATTCTCCATCTTTAGGCGATTCTTCTTCTTTTACTTTCTTAGATTCTTTTTTAGGCTCTATTACTTCAATGGAAGCGTTTCCTAAACTATACAACATAGATAAATCTCCTTGACTACACTCGGCTAAAACGTATTTCTTTCTGCCAATCCAAGTAGAATCTAATTCATGTCCCTTTTTGATCTTATATTGCGCCATATTAGTTATTTTTTAAAAGAAATAAGGGGAGTTTAAACCCTCCCCTAAATGGTTAAATTAAGTCATCAATTGCATCAGAACAAGTATGCGCCTTTGCAGTTGTCATTGCAGTTAAAGTCATTGTAGAACCAGCTAAGTCAGTTAGTTCTTTTCCTGTTGAAGTTGCGTCAGCAGACAACTTCATAGGTCTTTCAGCACCTAAAGCATCAGAATGCCCTAAAATGTAAACAGTTCCATTCATGTCTTCCATTAACACAACATACCCACAGTTGTTTCCTAATTCTGCTAATGCAGTTCTGTTAGTGTCGTTGTTCTTTCTAATGAAGAACTCTAATTCCTGAGTGTACTTTAAAGAACCGTTGATTAATTCACCGTTCTCTCTCCACTCAGCTGTATCTTGCTCAAACTCAAACTCGTAGAATACTTTTGCAGTACCCATAGTAACGGCAGCAACGTTAGAAGTATATGCAACAGAAGCTACGTCCGCAGCGTTCGCTATTGCAATCCTTTTAACACCTCCTGAGTTAGCATTACAGTCTTTTGATAATCCAGCAGCTAAAGCCATAATATTATATTATTTATATTGTTAAAATTAAAGTAGGAGGGCAGTCAAACCACCCTCCAAGAAAATGAAAGAATATACTAGTAAGCAGCAACTATATAATCCTCGTGAACGTATTGTGTACCAGCCTTGTATTCACTCTTACATATCTTACTTGATCTTTCTTCTCATACCAAGATTCAATCTTAGTATCGTCAGAAATACCATCTGTTCCTACAACTAAGTTTCTAGGAATAGTGAATAAGATTCTGTGAGGTCTTACTGAACCGAAATCGTTTTCGATATGCTCATCCCACTCTTCTCTCTCGATAATTGGAACACCTCTGAAAGCCATTTTCTTTTCTCCATCTCTTAAAGTGAAGTAAGCAGCATCAGAACCATTCAATGCTTCGATAGTGTCAGTGTAGTTATCAGCAACAGAAGAAGTAACCATAATTTTACCTTCCAACTTGAATAACTTTCTTAAAGTGTTAGGCATTTTAGACCATAACGCTTTGAAAGCTGTTAAAGAAGCATCAGTCTTTAAAGTAGTGTTAGCAACATTAGCAGTAGTGTTAGCGTTAGAACCAGCTAAATCTCCTGATACGTTAGCAACAGTTGGGTCTTGTTGAGCCATTCCTGCAACACCAGCAGTAATAATAACATCAGCACCACTAGAAGTAACAACTAATTTCCCTTCTCTAGCTAAGATAGTAGCAGCGTGAGATGTTACGAAGTTAGCAGCAGTTGTAGTT